ATCCTTCGCCATCGTCAGGAGACACGCGCTGATGACCAGCATCTCCGTCACTTCAAAGGCATGCACGGTGGGTGTCCAGAGCAGGGCAATGCCGACCCAGGCCGTCAGTGCGCCTAGCCATCGGTCCTGCAACCAGATCCACGCGGAGAACATCACCAGCGCCCCTACGGTATAGACGTACAGCGGGGAGGCCGTGACGGCAAATAGCGTGTTATCCGTCCAGAACGGCAGCGCAGGCATGATCGGCAAAATCAGGACCAGCGCCATGAGCGCGTAGGCTGGGCTGATTGCCGTGCGAGTCTCTGTCATTACCGCGTTTCCTCTGTACACGAGACGGTCACATCGACCCCTTCAGAGATCATGTAAATGGCGGCGCTGTTGAGTATTTCTATGGCCGTTCCTGCGCGAAGCTGTTGACCGCTTGATGCTGTGATCGTCGCGTCCCCCCATCGCACATGCACCGTGGCGTGGGTATTCGTACAATTTAAGGCCGAGCGAATCGGGCTAGACGCGCTAATCAGTGTCGCCGTGCCAGTTACGGTTTTATCGGCTACAGGTGGGGCGGTGCGCCCCTCGACGGCCCATGCCGAGACTGAATAGGCCAACAGTATGAATACAACGGCTACCAACGATACGTACTTCATAAGATCCTCCCAGTAGGTGATATGTATACCATTTATCTGAAAATTACGACATTGATACTTTCAAGATCCGTTGCTCCAACTCCATCAGTCGTGACAATCCGAACACTTCCCGTCGCATAGGTTTTCGGGGAAACAGTCCTGCTTGTGTCTCCAAGTGAGGTCATCGGCATACCTGTAGCGGCCCCTCGCGCTGCTCTTCTAAGAGCGCATTGTTCTTAGCGAGACACACGTTCTCGACGTGTTCATTCCCCCAGCCAATAAACCCGCCCCACCCCACAATAGACAAAATGCTAATCAGCAACCAGGCAAACATCGTGACCTCCTAGAGTTCAGCATCGGCAGTCCAGTGGACACGGTGGATATCGCTAACTGTGTTCGCCGCATTTGGCGCAAACGCGATAAACAGTCCGCGCTCTGTAGTCGCAACGCCTATCGTATTGTCGTCAGCCGCATCTGTCGTATTCCTTGCTTCCGCATTGGCTGCGCCGGGGTTATATGTGACCACAGTGCTCGGTGCCGTGCGCATGCGAGTTTGAAATGTTACCGGGATATTAACCTGCGTAGTGCCTGTGAAAGGTGCGTACAGCAAGTCCGCCCCGACATTTCCAGCGTTCTGCGCTGGAGTTGTTGCGTACGGAAACGACTTCTGATAGTACCGCTGGCACCGCGCCAATTCTTCTTCAAACGGCACGAACTGAATCGGCGTGGGCACGCTGCCGAGTTCGAGTTTGACGCCCGTGAGACGGAAGTAGTTAGCGGTGTTGTCGAGGACGTTCACTTGATTGGTTGAGGCGAAATCATCGGCAGAGTTCCATGTGGCAAGAGATGAGGTCGTAGAGTTCGTGCCAGCACCTAGTGTCCACGTAATGTCTATGCCGAGCAATGTCGTGTATTGCCAGGCTCCTGCGCTCGGCGAGGCAGTAATAGTGACGGTTTTCTGCTCCCATGTGTCTGCGACATTGATGGTGTATTCCGCGACATAGGATCTATCGGCGGTATAATTTCTCAACGCCACAGAATGGATGCCGGTTTTAGACGACAATACCCAAAAGCTCAACGTGACGATCCGCTGCGCAAAATGCCGCCAGTTGTATCCCTCGATCTTATGACTAATTCCGTAATAATCTCCTGCTGCTATGGACGCATCGGCGGTCGTCACATCGACCTCAAGACTGTAATTGAACAGGACTCCAGCCTGTACCACTGTCGGTCTATCTGTGGTGCGGTTGATCGTTACCACTCCAGCGCCAGATGTCACCCACGAATACCGATCTGCCGCATAGGTTCCCGTCGCCGCCGCCGCAAATGTCGTCCCACGCTGCCAGATTTCCATGTTGCCGTTGATGATGGGATTCGGTTGTGCGCGTGGAACATACGACAGACCATATGCCGCCGATGGATCAACGGCAAGAACGTCTCCAGTAGTTGTTCCTACAGCCAGTTTATCTGCCACGGTACTGAATACCGCCAGATCGCCCTTGGTTGTGAGTGGCGATGTATAAGGGGTCGCACTGAGCGAGAAGGTATCAAGCCCAGTTCCATCTCCCTTGATTTTGAGGCCAAGTCCGTAGTTGGCAGGCAAGGCAGGATCAGGGATGTCGGTCGCCGTCAAGGTGCTGGTGATTGGCAGTGTTACTGCACGGTCGAGCGTTTCGTCGAACTGCTGGAGCGCCATCATGGCGAGATCGAAGTTCTTTTCAGTGGTGGCGGCTGGGAAGGCCCCACCCACAGCATAGACGGAGAGTTGCGTGAGTGGCACGACGCGCAAGAAGAGGACTTGCACCCCTGAGCCTGGGGCGGAGGCGAATGTCACGCTGGTCGAAGTCCCAGGCACCCCACTGACCGTGTAGCCGGTCGTTTGGAGTACAGCATCGAGATATACCTGCAAATGGTCAGCGTCGTACAGGAGCTTGTTGTAGTTAAACAGGACCGTGACGGCATCGCCCGTGGCGACCACGCGGTTGCTAGTTGATGTAAGGGACATGGGTGACTCCTTGTTGTGCGGGCGGTCGCGTGACCTTCTTGGGTGTATGCGGCTGCGTATATCGCTGAACCTTTTCTTGCGTCATGGCGTCAACCAAATCGTGCGATTCTCCCTTGAGTACAGCAGTCGCCGTCCTACGAGCCGTCATTAGATGCTCCATAATGAGATCGCGCTTGACTTGATCTGGCAAATCTGACCGTTGCAAGGTCGGGAGTAATTGCTCGACGCGCTGCTCCCAATGCTGTCCAGCTAACCGTTGATAGCGGTCATACTCACGAGCGGTGAGCGGCAGTTTCCCATCCCCGATAATGTTGGCAGGCGGTTGAATCTTGAGCCCTAACGCTAATTCGATTTCGCTCACCTTGCGGAGCGTGTCATTCTGCGATGGCGCACTAATAAACAGTGGATTAAACCATTCCGTCCCGTAGAGCGCAGTCGGCTGCTTCACGGCATAGCCAAACTGATTGCGCAGGACTGGCACAGGCTCTAGCCCGTACTGCTTGGCAAGAGAATCGTACCCTGGGAACCGCGCTAAAATCTTATCGAGTGAACTTCTCGCGTCCTTCATTAGTGGAGGATCATCTGACAGCGCCTTTTCTGCGGCGCGAATCGTCCCGCCCATTGGCAGGAAGGCACCGAGGGACTTGGCGAGAATGTCCAAATCCTCCTTGCGCCTCACGCCATTGACGAGCGCCTGTGTCACGCCAGTCGAACTTTGCAGGAAGTCGAATGAGAGATTGCCCACGTACGCGGTCACGAGCAGTTGCGCCATGTCAGCGCGTGTCTGCTCATCGGCCTGCATCCACACTTCCGATACGTCAGCAGCCATACCTGCCAGGTTTGAGAGAATGCCCAATCGGTTGATCTGTACACGCTCCCCCGTATCGGTATTGTAGACCCAGCTATCGGGCAGGCCCTTCGCGTCCCATCCTTCATGCTGCAATTCTTTGCTGTCCGGTCCCCGCCCTGTTAGGCGTCCGTTGAATGCGGCCCATACCAAGCTCGACATAATCATGGAGCCAACGGCCCATTTCCCAACGGCCAAATCGCGCTTAACGGGATCATCCCCGAACATATCAGACCTGAATGTTTTGGCTACCAGTCCAAGAGCATTAGACGCTGGAGCGAGTGGGGAAAATTCCCATGTCGCCTTCGCTCCGTTTGCCAGCGTGTTATAGAACGGCAACGCGATAGTGCCTCCGATGCCTGTCGCCTGATTCACTTCCTCTCGTAGCGCAAGGATACGCTGCCCAATGGGGCCAGCCTTTTTGTTGAGTGAAACTTCCAAGCTGAACTCCTCACCGGCCTGACGCAATCCTTCCGGCAGATCCTTCTGGACCTGTCGCCAGAGTGGCGCGTAGGACTGATAGAACTGCTCTAGGGTCGATCCGTCCCGTACAGCCTGCTCGCTCGCCTTGCGATATACCAGTGCGTGCATCTCCGCATTCATGGCGAGCGATTGGATGAATTGATCGCCGGACAACATCAATCGACCTGGCAACCCTGTCGCCACTCCAAAAAAGTTGATGGCCGCAGAGACGCCGCCCGCACGACTGAGCAATGGGTAGGAGGCGGAATTGTATGTGTGCGACTCAGGAACTCCAGCCGCTTTTCTAGCCCAGGTATTCCCGGCAAATAACGCATCGGCGGTAATTGGATCTGTGCCGATGGCCATTTCCTTCAGCGCATTCGGGCCAATTTCGGCACGGCTCGTTTTCGCCACACGGCCAGCCAACTTAACGCTATCCCAAAAGGAGGCGTAGAGGCCATGCAGCATCGCCTCATCTTCCCCCACGATGACTCCAGCCTTGCCCCCTAATAGACGACTGACTTGGCCCACCCTCGCACCAGCGGACCTGGCCGCGATATGCACTGGCAACATGGACGCCGTCGCCGCAAAGTTAATAAAGACGCTGGATGGCGTCAGCATGGAGTTAATGAGCAGGTATTGAGCACCATCCTTCCATCCAGGCTTCTTGAGATTGTTCAGTGCGGTAATGAGCGCGTCAGGTTGAAGGTTCGTATCGGACACCAGCGCCTTCAACATATCCAGATCGCTCATCGGCAGATCCTTCGATCCTGCAAAGAATTGCTTAAGCGCCTTCTTTTCCTGCTCAGTCAGCCGTGTTGCCATTGCTGAAAGTTGAGGCCCTACTTGCGGTGTTGGCACGCTTGGTTTCGGCCCATCTACTTTTACCTTTGCGGCGTCATCAACGGTTGCTCGCAGTTCATGTAAGAGCACCTTCGCCGCGTCACCATTACCAGTCGCCACCACTTCCTTGACTTGCGAGATGACATTACGGAACGATTGCGTCAGCGATTTCCCTTGCTTGGCCGGATCTGTCGCCGGATCGGCCATCATCACGCGCAACTGCTCCAGCGGCGTCATGCCTTCGCCGGTCTTGCTACTCCGCTCTAACAGAAGATTGAGCGCCTGAATATCGGCGCTGGAGGCCACGCGCAATGTTTGCCCAGTGGTCGTGACGGCACCGGAGAAGCTACCAGCCGGATCAAGGAGCCTCGAAAACTGCGCAAGCGCCTGATCGGCCAATTGCGGATCGTTGGTATCCAGTGCCACACGTGCCGTGTCAATAAATGAACGAGATTCCTGCGTCAGCACGGCCTGTGCGGCTAATGCCTGTGGCGCAGAGGTCAGGGCCGTTCCAGGCGCATAGTGCGTCAGTGTGTCACGGCTCACCCCGCCAGACCGCACGAGTTCTTCCGCCTTGGTTGCCGCCTCCACGTCAGTCAGTACGGCAGTCTTGCTGTTGATCGCCTCCGTCACACGTTCAGCCAATGGTGAGGGATTCAAGGCCCGCTGGACGGTTTCCTCGACATTAAACCGTGGACGCGCCAAGCCAGCCTTTGCCATCTTGGACATGCCAAGAATCGCCAACCCTGGGGCCATGAGTTCAGGTTGCCCAGTTATAGCCCCGCCAGTCGTGAGCCCCGCTCCGACCGATTCCATGCGCGGATCGGCCATGATTACCTTCGCCTTCGTGAAGGCTGGTAGTTCCTGGCTTCTAATCTCATGTGCGCGAGGATCTTCAACGGTGAACTCTTTGCGTCCCTTGAGGAGCGCATCCACTTCGGCATCACTGCGAGTGTTGTCAGGTTGTGTGTAGCCGATATCTTCAGGGGCCACCGCGGACGGCTTCGAGGCTTCCAGTTGGATCATTTCCTCTTGGAACGTCCGGCCAAGAAGGCGCCGCTGAATGTCCGCACTGTCGGCACGGGTTCGTTCGTCGGTAAATGTTTGGTCGAGATCTGCCATTACTTAAACGCCTCCGACCGTCCCTGGCTAAGCTTTGGAGTCTTACCGCCCGTGATCTGTTGTAACTGACGGAACTGCTCAATCTCCTGCAACCGACTCGTCAGCTCTCGCTCCGTGATGTCTCCCTTGATGGCTGCGGCCTTCGCTTCCTCTGGCGTTTTATAGATCAAAGACGCTTCGGTGCGTGGAACGATAGAGATGACATGCTCAGCCACATTGCGATACTCTTGATCGGCTAATTTCTGTGCCGTTCCTATCAAGTCCGCTTCGGCCAGCGAAGTCCCACCCTTAGCGCGAAGTCCTTCTAGCCACAAGAAATGACGTGTCAGGACGGTGTTCATGCGTCCCAACATATCGGCAGGGTCCAACGCCGCGCCTCCAGGTTGAGCGAACTTCCCGCGAATGACATCAATGCTTTGTGTGATACGCTGCTGCGTGGCCTTGTCGAGGTGTCCACGCTCCGTCTCGAACTTGCCCAAGACTTCATTCGTTGAGGGAATATCGAAGTTGTAGCCAGAGGCTTCCTTGAGCACTGACATATTCGTGGTGAGCCGTCCCGTGTAAATGCCTTCCAGCACCCGATTGTATTGCGCGGGACTTGGCTTGACCCCACCAGCCGACTTCTGATGGAGATCGTAGGTATGATAAAAACTATGGACGCTATCCCATTGCGTGCCGAGTTCTCTCCGTGCGTCTTGCGTGGTCAGCTCAGAGAGAATCTTGTCCACTGGTTCAGGAGGACGAGTTTTACCCGATGCGTCCTGATGCGGGAGATAGCGCGACAGCCACTCGCCTTTTCTTGACTCATAGAGATCCGTCAAATTGCGTCGATAGGCCGTATCGTCCGCTGTGGCCTGCGACATGAATAAGGTATGTGTATCTTTTGCGACCGCGTCAAATTCCTTGATCTGATCGGGCGTGTACTTACTCACGTCGAATCCGTCAGGGAACGTGCCGCGTGTGGTGGCATCGACCCAGGCTTGTGCATGTGATTTCGCAAACAAGAGCCCTCGCCCATACGAGACACTATTCGTGAATCCGTCCCAGGCTTTCGCGGCCTGCTCTCCAGTCAGCGTGCCCGCCATTGCCTTGCCACGTAACAGAGCTTGTGCCTGCCGGTACATTTCCGATTCATTGGATGGATCTTTGACCGCCGACTCTCGCATGCCCTGAAGTGCAGTAGATGTTTCAAACTGATCCCACTGTTGCCATGTCGCATTCGTGTAACTGTCGAAGGCTTGCGTCCGTGAGTGCAAGGCTTGCGGAAGATGCGTCGCCAGATACTTTGACATGAACGGTACAGATGACACTTCTGGGGCGGACAGGGTTGTTTCGACGAGCTTCTGCGTGAAGTCCCGAAACTCCTGGCCCACCTGACGCGGGTTAATCGGTGCTTCCGCTTGCCGATTCCGCAACTCCTGCGCCTTATTATCCATCGCCGCACTGACGCTGCCAAAGATACGCCCTGCGGTCGAAATCTGATCGGCCTGTATTTGCTGCTGTTGCTGTGCGGCCATGACCAGCAAGCCGCTTGCTACATTGCTGAGTCCTTGCTGAATGGCATTGCCGCCGACGATACCTGGATTCGCAGGCGCCAGGCCGCTCGACTCAGGACCGGCTTGCCGTGACTGGTAGGTTGGTATTTCCATTACTGTATCGGTCCTTGTGACTGTGGCGCATACTGCGTGTACCCCAAGGCTGGCATGCGGCTTCTGGCATACATCGCTCCCGTATTCAGAACGCCACTGACGGCGGCATCACGGAGTCCTGTCCGCGCCTGATAGCGCGAGAGATCGGCTTGCCGTTGCTGCCCACGCGCTGCCAGTTCGCCTTCCAAAAGGACGAACGAGGTATCACGGTTAAAGTTCGTCACCGTGTCATTCATCACGTCAAAGATGCTCCCGCCCTGCGCGAGGCCAGCCCGTCCGTATCCGGCACGTTGCTTGCCCACCGTGAGGTACTTCCCGACCTGGAGCTGTCGCGCCTTCTCGGCGGCATGAGCACGGATGTACGGGATGTTCTGCTCCGCGATACTTGCATTCTGTCGAAGGACGCCAGCCTGCTCATTGGCCTGATAGAGCCCGTAGGCTCCTGACGCTGCCTGCATCCCAACTGCCGCACCGCCTGCACCCATTAGGGCCTCACTTTCGCCAGGACGATCAAGTCCGTTTTCGTCGGGGTCGCACAGCGCAAGGTGGCTTCTCGCGTGAATCCCATCCGTTGCGCCAAGCGAAGCCCCTGCGTGTACTCAGCGAGGCAATAGGCTTGGATGCGATGCGCTGCGGTGATGGATTGCCCCTGCTCAATGGCCTGCCGTAATTGCGTCATAAACTGCCACGGGTTCGAGGGGATGGAGAGCAGGACCAGCCAGGCTTCGTAGACGCCAGGCCAGAGTTGAAAGAGTCCGGCACTTCCCAGATACCGCTCTTGTTCCATGAACGAGACCGAGAGGGACGGCTCGACCAAGTGACGGAGGCTCCCGACGCTAAACCACCCTCTCGGCATGGTCGTATCCAGCCAGAACAAGTCGTAGGGCGCATAGGGACGCATCTCCAAGGTTGCGGTATCATCCTGTATGCTAGTCGGCAACGTCCAACTCTCCTGAATAGCCCAAGATCGTCGCAGGCAATGGGAGTGTCTGCTCAAATGTAATCGTGGCTTCTCGTGACCAACCCAGATTGGCAATCTGCTTCGTGCCGGTAAAGGTCGGCTCGACGGCATCCATCGGGTCAGCAGGAGTACGGTACTGCACCTTCGTCTTGCCGTTGATCGTCAGGCCCATCGTATTTTCGAGTTCAACCGCGAGCGAGGCCCAATGCTTTCGCTTATACCGAGACGACCCTTGCTGGTCACGAATGGCTGGCTCAAGTGTGGATACGCTAGGATTTGGGGTAATGGGAGGGCCAACAGAAATGGTGGACGCGGCTGGTCCGGCTGCGGTGCCATAGGCCAGATCAACCTGTCCGCGTGTGACGACCTGCGAATCATACACCGCCCCATCTCCTACGATGCTCACGGTTTGTCCGTTCAGATGATCGAGTCCCGTCACGCTACTGATTGCGGCCCCACTATACACTAATCCACTATGGACCGATATATCCGGATTCTGCATTTCGATGAAGTATTTCTCGACGCCGCCTATCGTTCGTTTCATGACAAACCAAGCCTGATCGTTCAGGCGATTCACGCTAGGGATCACAGCAACCCAGATGTATTGACCTGACGCCGCTGTTGAGCCCATGAGCGCCCAGGCGCGTACTTTCTCGCTCACGTAGTTACAGAAGGCCAAGAGTAAGCCATCCGATCGCACAATCCAGACGGTACGATCCGGTTTATTCTGATACGCCATCGTCACAATAGACAGTGGGGCACGCAGGAAGTGATCGGCCACGAGAGAGAGTTCTTCCGTGACAAGCGTTTGCTCGTTATCGTTCCAGGAGAGTTCGCGCAATTCTCGTCCGCTGCGCTGCACGAAGATGACACGGCTTCCAATACGGACAGGTTGGATGCCCTTCGATCCTTCAGTCGTACCTGAACGGACGAGTGGCGGGGTCGCGGCGCTGACCGCTTCAAATCCGCTGCCAGTTAACGTGAACTCTTCTCCCGACGTGCCAATGTAGAGCTGCTGTGCGCCCATAATCCACTGGATCGTATTGACCTTGTTTGAGCCGAGTTGATACGTGAGCGCATCGTCCTGCGCCACAGTGCCGCTCGTCGCACTTGGCGACATATCCTCATAACTGCCGGTCGTTGACAGCCAGATCCGTTGCGGCTCTCGTGTGGTTGGTCCAAAGCACAACCGTTGCTCAAAGATGGTAATACAGGATGGGAATACGGTCGTGCCGCCCCAGGCACCCATGCGCCACACGGTTTTGGCGTTCGTGTTCGTCAGGGTCAAGATGACACTAACCGTCACGACAGTTGCGCTGGTCCATCCGGTAATCAGGACGTAGCCCCACGTTGAGCCTTCCTTTAATCTGATGAAGCGGCCCACGTCAGTGGTCTGAAACCCCGTATCCGCATTGATGCCTGTCACCGCAGAAGCCGTGAGCGTCACGCCGGTTCCAGTAGCCGCCGATGGCGTCAATGTGGTCGCGGTCGTATTTTCGTCCATGTACGGCCCATCAAGGAACGTAATGGCCGTGAGTGTCCAGACGGTATGACTGGTACGCGTAAGCTTGCGAGGGGCGTAATTGGCATGCACGAGATACAGCGTGTCGGCAGATTGTGCGAACTTGATATCGGGGATATCTGCCACGGCATAAGTGGTGGTCAATTCATAGGGACGGGTCCAGAGGCCACCGCTCGTCCATGCGTGCGTGAACGTCGATCCTTGTAGGTCGATCTCTGTGACGCTGATAACGGTGACAATCCATTCCCCGTTCGCTTCATCCGTGCCGTTCGTGCCGGTGATGTACACGTAATTACCAGTCGAGAGCCCGTGGGCCGCGTTCGTGGTGACACGAATCAGCCCCGTTCCATTATCGACCATGCCCGTGATGCTGCCGTTCAGATCGTAGATCCTGGCCCCGTCACGATAGAAGCGAAAGTAGAGATTGCCAGCCTCGATCATGTAGGCTTGCGTGGTACTGAACTCAAACGGAATGAGATACGCGAGCGCCGCACCCTTTGTCTGCGCGATCCATTGCTGACCATACTGGGTGATGACACCCCCGGTGGGGAGTGGAATGAAGTTGCGACACGTCTTGAGCCCATTCGCGTATCGCTCGTAGTCCTCGCGTAAGATCAGGCGAGGTGAGAGTTCGCCTGAGTTGAGCGCATTCTGAACAACACGCGATACGCCCATTACAACCACTCGCCATCGGTGAGTTGATGCGCAGAGATATTGCTGCCATTGATTCGCGCAAAGCCGATGGGACTATCGTTGTTGCGGGCCTCCCAGCCTTCTTGCCCATCCGTAGTGCGTGCCTCTTGGAGTTCGCTTTGATAGAGCCGCCAATAGTCCTGTGCGTTGCCACGTCGAGCCGTCAGTGCCGTACAGAGTGCGGCAGAGAGTCGGTATTGCAGTGCGCTGATATAACTGACGCTGAACACGGCTGGATCGGTTATGCGATAGATCACGGAGCATTTCACGGGCGATGAGACATTCGTGAGGATATACCCATTCTCGACCACGAACGGAGTGCCCTTGGGCTCTATGTACAGGACACGCAATGAATCGGCAGGCAACAGATAGGCGGCGTCCCATTCGTCGGTATTGAGCGTGACGACAGCGGCGGCAAGTGATAGGCGCTTGGTCGCAAAATTCCACGGATGGGCGGCGAGAACGCGATCCCTGGATAACGAGTAGATGGCATTCATCGCCCGCGCTTCGTCACTGTCATCCAGGAACGACTGAATCGCCTCATACCCCAAATCAATGAGTGCCGCGTTGGCGATATCCACATCCGATACACTCATGGTACAGGCTCCTATTTGTCGTGCACTGGGATCTTCACGTTGTACAAGGCATGCGCCTTCTGTCGTGCTTGATTCAAGCGGCGCTCCAGACACTTGGCTTCATGGGTGTCGCCACGGTTCGTCGCATCCATAAAGTCGTTCGTGAGCGCACGGATGGTGGCCCAGAGCGTGCCCAGACCGGCTCTATCTGAGATGGGTACGGGCACGCTCATACGGGTGACTCCTTAGTTCCCGACCATATACACGACGTTCAACACGAGATCCCCTGACGCCGGACTGTTCGCCGTGTCAAAGGAGCACACAATGTCGAACCCGCTCTGCGAGTTGACTTCCAAGAACCCGCCAGCAGGCAACGGCAGCGTTTGGTCCAATGCGCCGCCGCCCACGTCAAGGCTGGCCGCTAAGGCCACACCATCCAGGGCCACAGCCACACCATCAATGCCCGTGTAGGCAGAAATGCCGATGTCGAGGTCAGAGGTCGCGGTTCCGGCAGGACAGACCAACCTGCACAGGTCGGACAAGATCCGCACAGGACCAGCAGGCATACGAATCAACGCGATGTCTCCCGACCCTGCCGTGGTGTACCCTGCGGCGGTAAAGGTCAGCTTCGCGTGGCTAGCCTTCACCTTTGAGCCCCAATCGCTGGACGGGACAAACGTGCGGGGGCTCGCGGTGTAATTGGTATAGTTCGCGGATTTTGATGGGACAGAAATAGCCATGATATCCTCTTATGTGACTGCGCCCCCTCCCCCGATTGCGTCAGCAACCTTCCTGAGAGGGGGGAAATGGATCGTTACAATGCAGCGTCTACACGCACACGCACCACACCTTCACCCTGGATGCGCGTCGCACCCATCGTCATGCAGGCGTAGGATTGCACGGCGTAATCCTTATCGGCCCGTTCGCTCAACCGAGCGGTGATGTCTTTGCCGATCACCACGCCCATCGCCGACTTGTGCCATGCGTAGGTGTAGTAGTCGGTCGAGGCCGCCACCGGCAACCGATTCGACATGATCCACTGGAATCCGCACCAGGTATTCAGATCGCCCTGAACCAACGCCTTAATGGAGTTGTAATCAGAGGACGCAGCCAACGGAAGTGTGGACCCACTCAACAGTTGCGAGAATACGGCAGGGCAGGCGATCCAATAGCGACCGTCCGAATCCACTTCGTTCTCGTCCATGTCCTTCTTGACCGTCATCACGTTCGGCGTGGTGATGGCCGCTGCCGACACATCGAAGTCGCCGTTCGTCGAACTGCGCGTACCATTATAGTCGTTGGCAAACGTGACGGCGGTGCCGCCCGCTTCGCCGGTCGCGGCATCAGCGGTAAAGGCCGCAATCACAGCATCGTCGAAGGCCAACTGAAGCGCACGCGCTGCCAGGATGGCGTACTCGCTGTTCGGATCAATCAACAAACGGATCTTGTCCTGTTGATCGACTAAGGCGTTCCAGACGTAATCGCCAGGGACGACCATGCGCCGACTGTGTTGCGGATCGAGCATGATGGTATCGGCATGTCGTGTGGACTTGAGGACGGCTGGCGTCTGCGCCAAGCGTTCCCAGAAATGCGCTTTGCCGGTGAGGGTTTCTTCGCGGGTCTTGCCACGGAGTTTCGACCCAACCTGTTGATACAAGTGAGTCACATTGGCGCGGAACTGGAGTACCCGCGCCTGATCGACGGAATCGTAAGCTGCCATGATCGTACCTCATGATGAACATCGAGCCACTGTGTGAGCGGCGGATTATCCTCAATGAGGGTCCGACCTTGCCCGTCTCGTGGGCCTCACGCTAGGTCTTTCCCTAGGGTCACGCGGGCCTTGCGGCTTATCGCGTGGGAGTCATCTCGACGAGCGCACGTCGCAGGCTTTCCATGCGCGTCACCGCCGCGTCATGGTTGGGGTGCTGCTTATCCCAATAGGCGCTCTTGGGGTCTTGCATCGTCTTGTCCAGTTCAGACTGGAGACTCGCAATCCCGCCATCATCGCCCATCCCTTCCCGCCCACCGACAATCAATCCTTCCTCCATGAGATCCTTGCCCATGCGAGCTAGGGCCTTGATGAAGTTTGGGTTATTCGCCAAGCCCGTGCTATTGATCGCAGCCAGCGTCTCCTGATCGAAGAAGGTTGAGGCGGTCCTGCGTGAGAGGCCAAGCATCTGCTTCGAGGCCGCGCCCCATTCCTGATCTAGCTTGGCCATGCAATCATTGTACGCCTGGGTGCTATCAACCGCACCGGCCATGCTCCGTTCCACATCGTAGGCGGCAAGTCCTTCGACTTGCGCCTGCGTCAAGCCAAGCTTGTGCGCGACACCCTTAAACGCTTCGGCCTTTGCCTCATCCCACGGCACGCCAGATTCAGCAGTAGGTGCGGTAAGTTTATACCCATCAGGCGTTTCTGGCCGACCCAACTGGTTATAGATTTTCTCCAGCTTTGCCGTGCGATCTTCCGGCGTATCCTTCTCGCCTGGCAAGCGAATCGACCCACCGATCATGCGTTGCGATTCTACTAAGCTCTCTGCAACGGCAGCGATATCTTTGTTCTTGAAATTCTGAAGCGTGGGATTCGCTCGCAAGCCTTCAGGGAGTCCGTCAAACCATGATGGCGCATTCGTGTTCGTGACGCCTGGCTCAGATGAACCTGTTGTGTCGGGACTGGCACTGCTGACCGGTGCTGGATCAGCGGATAAGGCTGATTGTCCGGCGACTGGATCTGACATTATTCTGGCTCCTCGGTGATAGGTTCAGTGATGGCCCGTGGATCATGCGCAAGCGCAATCAACTGGTGGATGGCCGAGACGACCATATGCGCTCCGATATTGACATGCGAAGAATAAGCGTCTCCTGGTACGTGAAGATTCGTAAGGAGATACATCCTATCGAGTTCCTTCAGAACCGCCGTACCACTCGGCGTTGCAAAGGTCGTGGCGAACTGCTGGGCCATCTGGAGATCATCACGGGTGAACTCACTCATTGCGTGGCCCCGTCTTTCGCTACCATGCCAGCCGCCTGCGCGGCTTGTGCCATATTCTTCATGTTGCCACTTTGGAGTTGACCCATCTCCGCTTCGTTTCGTGCCGCTTCTGCCTCTTGACGGGACTGCCGAATCTGGTCACGCGAGTCAACATTCCGTAATAATTTAGCTGGCACATCATTTGCTTCTGCCATTTCACGAAACGTGGCATCAGTGTCAAGATTATCTATTACATTAGGATCTACAGCCGCAAGAGGTCCAGCTACTTGAAGCGTTCGTTCAATGGCCGTCACCATACTGGTCCGCTGGACGCGAGTCAGCGGCGATTCATACTGCACATCAATCGTGGCGAGCCCCTGCGCTTGCGCCTGCTCCATCATGGGAGGCGGCGGAGGGATCTCGCCCGCTTGCCACATTTCCTCAAACACAAATGACAGCAGTGGCTTGGCATACTCTTCTTTGAGTCGTCCAAGCTGTGGGCCGAGACGACGCTGCATAATCTCCAGCAAACTTTGGATCTCAAAGGCCGTCATGTAGGGTTTGTCAGGGAGTTGGATCTGGTCGGCAAAGAAGGCATTGCGGATCATCTGGCGCAACTGCGATTCTTGGAACTGCGCGACATCGAACTTGGCCGAAGTCTGAAACTCACGCACGGCATCCAGGTTCCGCACCACGGTCCGGGTGCCAGCGGTCATGCGGAGCTTCCCGATCACACCATCATCAACCGTCAGGATCGGCGGATCAATCGCTTTCGCCCATTGCTTGAACCGCATCTCCACCGCACGATTCAACGAGGCCGTATCAGGATAGGCGACATCGCCCTGTCCCGATCCATACTCTTCATCGCTCGCCTTATCCCAGCGCGGCACGAGATAACGGAAGTTCCGATAGGCTTTCGCGGCCAGTTCAGTCTTGCTCTCCTTTTCAAAGTAGCGAGACTCAAACTGCTGACGGTCGCTCTGCTTATCCTTGAAGGGCTGCATCGTATGCAGGACTGGAATCATGTCATCAGGAGACTGCTTGGCCTTCTCACGAATCTTCTCGCTGACCGCTTCTCCCCACTGGGATACACAGGCATGAGCGGGCAATGAGAACTCGCGGCCCACCGTGCGGATCGTACCATCAAATTCTTCCGTAATGACATATTTCCCTGGCGGCATCGTGCGGAAGCGCAAGCCCCCGAAGCCACCAGACGGCGCGATAATAGATTCCATCCACATGCAGCCGGTGCCGAACACCACGAGATCCTGATAGAGCTGGTTCGACTCGCTGCCAAAGTTCGATTGCTGCAACGCCAGGAACATCCGCTGCGCGACTTCTTCCAGCCACATCTGCGTTTCCCAATCCTCGTTTAAGGGTTGGTAGCGCATCTTGAGGCCGAAGAATTGGAACTCCGTGGACGTAAAGGAACCGGAGAGGGCCGATGCCAGATCGTGCGAGGCTTGGAGGGCCGTGCCGTCAAAGAGTTGTTGTGTGCGTGGGGTGCCTGGTGTGTAGTGCCAGCGAATCGAGGCACGGGACGGACGCATCAAATGCGCGAGGTTCTGCCACTTCTGCTCGTAGGTGCTCCGCCGCTGGAGGAGTTGATCGTACCGCTTAAAGCGACTGGAGACTTGATCGACCGTGAGTTTCGGTAACGCCATCAGCCAAGGACCGATCTGCGGGGTGCCGCGGGTTGCAAGGTGGCCGGACTCACCCCGATCTGACTCGCGCCCTGGAAATTACTGAGGACTGAGGATTGGCGCTTCGAGGCCCTGTGTCGTCTCGCTTCAGCATCGGCAGTCTGCACCGCATTCGCCGCATCAATGGCGGCCTGGTCGATCTTGGCGGGGTCCGGTGCGCCAGGAAGTTTGGGAACTTTATTCTTGACGGAAGAGTAGGCGGTGCCTGCCGCCGTCAGGGCCGTGCTGCCCAGGAGTCCTTGGCCTGCGGTGATCCCGCCTGTCGCCGCTGGCGCTGCGGCTGCGCTGCCCCCTGCGGCCAATGCGGCAGTCGTGCCTGGTGTCGCGGCGGTCGTGCCAGCAATACCAAGCTCTGCGGTGGTCAACCCTGTTCCTGTTCCAGCGGCGGCTCCCGCGCCACCACCAGACGCGCCAGCACCCGCTCCCGTGGCGGCACTCGTCCCAAGGACGCTGCCTGATGGAGCGGCGGCTAATGCGCCACCGGCAATCGCGGCTTGGATCGCTAAACTGTTTTTCGTGCCAAGGGTCGGCGTGAGCACGCTGCCAAGTGGGCCATAACTCGCCAAGGCGTCAGAGGCCCCAGCAAGGATCTTTCCGGTCGTGACAGCCTTCTTGGCACCTTGTGCGACACCATAGAGGCCACCCGTGGAGACATTAAGGGCAACATTCTTAAGCGTTTCAATGGGATTCTTAAATGTACTCCCACCCATGAGGCTCGCTCCAATCGTTCTAACTAGAACAGTACGAACTAGGACTATCCTTTACGCCGATATGCACAGGCTGTCAATAGCGTTGAATCTCTGCGCCGTTCAGATCATCACCGAACTCCGATTCATATTCCCCGATCCGGTCTTTCATCGGATCAAAGGCGGTTTGGTAAAAATTGGCCACGCGCACGGGTTGCGTATCTTTGAGGCCGAGGCAGAGGGTGGCGAGGGCGGAGGCACAGTGGGAGGCCCAATTATGGTGGGGCTTGTTCTCGTACTCCATCTTGTCTTCGTTGAACTTCTTATGAAAGCTGGCGAGGCAATCGGTGCCGCTGTGGCCACGATAGCGGATCTTGCCGGTCGTCTCGTCGTGGAACCGCATGCGGGGAAAGAGGCGACGGACGACGCCGATGGATTCATTCACATCGAGCTTGGGGGTACGGACCACGGAGACGTTGACCTCACGGAACGCCTTCACGGCAATCTCCTCCGCACTCTTCCCGGTGCCCCATTCGGTCTTGGCTGCGTCATGCGGGAGATAGACCGTACTATGCCGCCAGGGCTTATTCATCGTGTGCTTGAAGTAGTGGAAGAAGTCCTCGCCGGAGGCTTCGTAGTAGTCGATCAACCGAATTTCGTCTCCGATGAGTTGCGCGTACCAGATGGCGGTTTGGTCGTCCACACCGAGATCCCACCCTGACAGGACTTGCACCTTGGGGTTATACGGGAAGAACCCGACGCGATCAGTCTGGAACGCATCGGCCAGGAGTCGCCCGTAGTAACTGCCTTGCATTGGCGCATCGAAGGAGCAGTAGTATTCCTGTTGGGCCAGATCGGGGTCCATGCCCTGTTCGATTTCCTGCGCGATGAACTCTGGGGTAATGACCGGCGTGATGCCGTCTTGCAAGGTCGTGGTCGTGATATTCAAGTGCGAGAGGAACCATTCGTTCGGGTGTTCCTTCGCAATTTGATAGAGCCGGTAGCCGTGATTGCGGCCACGCGGGGTGTACAAGAACCAGGCCCAGCCGCCGTTCTCCGCCAGGATCGGGCGGGTGAGATCCCATGCCATGGGGTTCTGGACCGGATACTCCGTGAACAGGCACCCAATGGGATTGATCCCGATCAAATTCTGATTGATGTTGTCGGTCCCGACCAACTGAATAATCGACCCGTTCGTGAACTCCAAGCGGAGGTCCGTCTCGTTCTTCCCTTCGGTCCCTGGCTTCAGGAGTTC